GAATGTATTTTCATATCAGTTAAATATTTATATGATTCATCTATTTTAATATAATTTTTCTGTTCTAATTGCTGATTTATATATTCAAGTTTTTTTCTAAATACTTCAATTTTATCATCTATTATTTCATTTACAAACTTTAATTTGGAACTTACTAAATTTAGTTCTTTTTCTAGTTTAGCAATCATATTTGCTTTACGTTTCAAGTAGTAATCATTTCTAACAGTCCAAAAGTGATAAATAATTTCTTCTGGCGATTCCATTTTAACTATTTCATTCTTTTCATTAAAAACGTGCATGTTATTTGCTGATAAATTAGAAGTCAATTTTAGTTTCTTAAGTATAGAGTCTTGTTGCCATTCGATAAGTGTTTCATAAGGCATTGAAATTGTAAATTTCACCTCTGTTTCAGTAGATTCATTTTTATAATTATAGATTAAATTTTCTGTTTCCAATTTATCCAAGAACGTTTTGTAGTCTTCCGTCCATGTTCCAATAGGAAGTTCAGTAATTATAATTTTATTCGTACTGACTGTATAAACACCTTCGGTTGTCCATTTATTGTACCCTGTCTTGTAGATATTACCAGTAAAGTTTTTATACCAAGGTGTCATCTCTTTAATTTCTGCATCCTCATCCTCTACCAATTTAAGAAGTCTTTCTTTGATATCATCTGGATTGAAACATGGAACATCTGATGAGAAACCTGTTCCAATGCCACATGCACCATTTATAAGAATCATAGGTAATGTTGGTACATAAAACTTCGGTTCAATTGGATAACCATCGTCATCCAGGTAATCAAGAAGTTCAAAGTCTTCTGGATTAAATATATCCCTGAACTCTTTAGAAAGTTGCGTGAAGATATACCTTGGACTAGAAGCATCTTTTCCGCCTTGAAGCCGGGTACCAAACTGTCCTACCGGTTTTAGAAGATTTATATTATTAGAACCAACAAAGTCTTGAGCAAGATTGATTATGGTATCCATAAGGCTAGCTTCCCCATGATGGTAACTAGTCTTTTCAGATACATAACCCGCTAATTGAGATACTTTAATTTCTTCATTTAAATTTTTCTTGATACAGCTATATATTACTTTTCTTTGTGAAGGTTTAAGACCGTCTATGACATTAGGTAGAGACCTATTATTATCTTCTATAGAAAATAATACCAATTCTTTATTAATTAGGTCACTTACTGGGACGTCTGACTTTTTATAATCAAGAGTCTGCGGATTCTTGATATTATTAAGAATCCACTTTTTTCTAGAATCTGCATGAGTTTTTGTAAAAGCAAGTTCTATTAATTCCTGATCTTCCTTTGACTTTACATTATAATTCAGGGTTTTCATATCTTTAAAATATTCTTTTGCCTCAGATGATGTACTAGTTCCTAACCCCTTATAATACTTGATTTTCCATCCTGAAGTAGAGTGTTCTTTTTTCCAATCGTTATAGTCTTTTAGATTATAAAATGGAAGTACGGTACTTTTCTTAGACATCTTAATAACTGGTGTAACAAGAGCACCAATAAAATTCTGTTCAAGAAGTTCAGGCCATTCATTACTGATGAAATTTACTAGAAGACTCTTAATATGAAAACCGTCTGTATCTGCATCCGTCATTATAAGTATTTTACCATATCTTAATTCGGATGTATTATTATATTTTTTACCATTTCGTAGACCAATTATCTGTTTTAGGTTGTTTATCTCGACATTATTAGCAAGTTGACTAAATGTAGCCGTTCTAGTGTTTAGAAGCTTGCCTCTAAGAGGGAAAATACCATAGAAGTCTCTCCCAACAACCGATAAACCAGAAACTGCGGTAGTCTTCGCCGAGTCTCCCTCTGTTAAAATGAGAGTACACTTATTAGAGTCTTTAGTACCGGCCTTGTTAGCATCATCTAACTTTGGGATGATGACCCTATTTGTCTTTTTACCGTCAGTCTTAGACATACTTTTCTTTTCTTTGGCTTCTGCTATAGCCAAGATATTATCTATTATACCTAGTTTCGTTACATTTTTAACAAAATCTGGAGAAATATTGAATTTACTACCAAATTTAGAAATTTTTGTGATGTGTTTTTCTTTGCTCTGTGAGGAAAAGTCAGGATTCTCAATGTAACAATTCACAAAGACAAAGATATTTTCTTTTATATATTGTGGTTTTATAGTAATCTTCTTATTTTTCTCTTGGATAGCCGCGGCAACACTTGTTATCAATGGATTTACAATGTGATCTACGTGCGAGCCACCTTCGGAAGTATTAATTCCGTTTACAAATGATACACACCTAAAACCATTATCAGATGGTGATATAGATACAGTCCATCTTTCTTGTTCCACTACAACTCTAGGAATGGTTTTTTTGTCTCCCAGAAACAAGCAGATGTAATCCGAGAAATGTTTTATAGGTAGCTTAGATCCGTTAAGCCATACGTCTACCTTTTTAGGTGTTACAGCTGCTATATCATATACTCTTTTAATAAGTACCTTTCGTGTATCTTCGGTAATATTTTCAACACCGAAACGAGTAAAGTCTGGTTTAAATTTAATATTAGTGTATTCTTTAGAAGATTTGGTAATTTTAGGTTTATTTATGATACTTAGATTATTATTAAGAGATTGAGAATACTTTTTCCCATCTTTAGCAGTCTCAATTGAAAACTCAGTTGAAAAGATTGCTGTAAGTTTAGCACCGAGACCGTTTAAACCTCCTGTGGTTCTTTTCTCACTGTCATCGTAATTACTGGAAGTTAGTAGATTTGCAAAAATTAACTCTGGGATATATATTTTATACTCTTCGTGAATTTCTATAGGAATACCAGAGTCGTTATAAACACTGATTTCTGTTTCACTTATCTGTACTTTAATATTCGTGACACTGTTATTTCTCTGTACTTCATCTGAAGCATTAGTTATAATCTCATCAAATATCTTATATATACCGGGATTCCAAGTACAATCTTTTAGTATAGGCTTGTTATCTTCTATTATCCATGTCTCATTTTTTGTATCTTTTGTATCCCCTACGTACATTCCTGGTCTTGCCAGAACATGTTCGATTTGAGAATACTTTTTATAACGGTCTGTCATAAATAACTGATTTTAAAATGAATACAATTTTTAAACCAGTTATTTTTCTGCAAAATTTAGGTTAGACGAAGGAATGTAAACTTATCTTTTAGAGATTCTTCTGATAGCAATCCTTTGAATCTAAATACAACATTCTCATATTTACAGATACAGTATGGAATATTAAGAATATGGTTCTCTTCGTAAAAAGATTGAAATACTTCATTCTCCATATCCATATTATAAATAACTATATCATCAAATTTTTCTAACGTTGTTTGAAGTGTTTTACATGGTTCACACCATTCAGTTCCTATTTTAAATACCACAATCTTTTCACCGTGATCAATACTGTTAACGTTGTTATATTCTTCTAAAGTCTTGATAATCATTTATATTACATATAATTATTTTTTTATATTGAGTTAAAAAATTAAATATAAATTATTTACTTTTAGTAATGTTCGAATTTTTTACATTTGATTTGACATCTGTTATTATAATATTAATAGGGTCTTTAATAGCTTTCAAAACAATTGAATACAAGGATAAGGATTATAATGTAGATATTTTTACAAGGATTATAATTGCAATAATATTTGGTATTTGCTTGAGTGTTCTATTCTCATATTATACAATAGAAGAAGATATTTTATTAACTTCTAGTTACTGGGATCAAAATCAATAATTAAAATAATAATAATAAATAAGCAAATGTCTATTAGTCTTAGTAAATTTGACCCAAAAACTATTGAAAAAAGACGTTCTGAAGGAGCAGGACCGCCCACGTGTGTGTTTATTGGGAAAAGAGGAACTGGCAAGAGTACGCTTGTGTCTGATATTTTATACCGTGTTAGAAAAATAAAGGCCGGGGTGGCGATTTCGGCAACCGAAGATGGAAATGCATATTATTCTAGTTTTATACCTAAACTTCTTATTCATTCTGAATATAAACCAGAAATTATTCAGCAGGTTATTAATAGGCAGAAGCAAGTTATTAAAGGGACAAAAAGTTCAGACAATGACGTGTTTGTACTTTTAGATGACTGTATGTACGACAAGCGAATGATCAGAGATCCTAATATTAGAGGTATTTTTATGAATGGTAGGCATTGGAGGGTTACATTTATGTTAACTATGCAATATTGTATGGATCTCCCACCTGATCTTAGGGCGAATATAGATTATATCTTCATTCTAAGAGAAAATATTATTCA